TCTTAAAGGGGCCAAATGATCTCTTGCAATTATACGAAGGAAAGTATAAACAAGTATTAGAAGGCTTCTCTATAGAACAAATGGGAAGACGAAGACGTGATGAATATCAAAGTGGTGTTCCTCGTGTCGGCGGTAAATAATAATAAGGAGATAAAACTATGGCTATTACACAAGCAATTTGCAATTCTTTCAAAAAAGAACTATTGGAAGGTGAGCATAATTTTGGTACTGGTGATGACAAGTTTAAAATCGCTCTTTATACTTCTTCAGCTACTCTAAACTCAGCAACAACTGCATTTACAGCTACAGGAGAAGTTTCAAATACAGGTCAATACACTTCTGGTGGCGGGTTACTTGTAAACAGTGGAACTTCTATAACAGCCGGTGTCGCAAGAGTTGATTTCGCAGACAGATCTTTTACTGGTGTGACTTTAACTGCTAGAGGAGCTTTAATCTATAACACTTCTGCAACTGCAACTAATGCAGCTGTATGTGCTTTAGATTTTGGAGCAGATAAAACAGCGACTGCAGGTGTTTTCACAATTCAGTTTCCAGCAGCTACGTCAACAGCAGCGATTTTAAGAATCTCTGGTTAGTACATAGGAGTTAAAATCCTATGGCATCAGGAACTTGGAGCAGTGGCTTTTGGGGTCAAAACCAATGGAACGATTTAGCTAATCCTACGTTTACATTAACGGGGGTAAGTCTATCTGGTGTCCTTGGTACAACTACTGAAATTGACGGTCAAATAAATACAGGTTGGGGACGTATTGAGTGGGGCTTAAATGCCTGGGGTGAACTTGGTACTGTAATTCCAACAGGGATTGCTGCATCTTTTAGTATTGGTACTATTGGTTCTCAAATTGATGTATCTCCTGTTCCATTAGGAATGGGAATGACAGGTGCAGTCGGATCTGTATTTATAGATATTGCAAATACAGTTTTTCTTACAGGTTTAACAATGTCAGGCACATTAGCAAATGCTGATGCTGGTCCTGATGCAATGCTTACAACAAATCATGCTTCAGTAAATCTTGGAACCATTGATGCGTATAATCAAACTGGTTGGAGTAGACAACAATGGAACGTAAACGCATGGGGCGTTGAAGGTCAATACGCAACTGCAACACCAACTGGTATTGCAATGAATGCAAATATTGGAACAGTAGCAACAGTAGGAACCGGTGGTGTAATTCTTAATACTTTAAATGTTGCTGCAGCTACATTAGGTGTTGTTGATCCTGCTCCTGATGCTGGAGTAACTGGTAACTTTATCATTGGTGCTACCGGTCAATTAGGAATGCAAGGTGATGTTCCACAAGATGTAACTGGTATTGCAATGTCTGCAGGTTTAGGAAGTGTTGTAGTAGTTCCTGGACAAGAAGTACCTTTAACTGGATTACCTGGTTTAGCAAGAGTAGCTTCTGTTACACCTATTATTCATGTAGATGTTTTAGTTACAGGAAATGCCTTGACTATAGCACAAGGTTCTGGTAGTGCTTTAATCTGGAACGAAGTAAACACAGGTACAGCGCCTATAACACCTCCAGGATGGCAAGAAGTAGCTGCATAATGAGTTTGACACAAACTCAATTTTTTAGTAAAGTAAACGCAAATAAGGAATTTAAATTATGGCAAACTCAACATCAGCTAGTTTAAAATTAACAGTACAAGCAACTGGAGAAAACTCAGGAACTTGGGGACAAATTACAAATACTAACTTACTAATTCTTGAACAAGCAATTGGTGGTTATGATGCATTTAACGTAACTAACGCATCTAGAGCATTAACTTTTACAAATGGTGCCTTATCAAATGGTAAGAATGAAGTTATTAAATTAACAGGAACTTTAGAAGCTAACGTTAATGTTACTATTCCAGATTCTGTAGAAAAAACTTATCTTGTTGAAGATGCATGTAATCACGCTGGATACACTTTAACTTTTAAAACTACATCTGGTACAGGTGTACTTTTATGTGAAGGTCACACTTACACTTTATATTCTGATGGAACTAATGTTGTAAAAGCAGGTGAACTTAAAAAATGGAGAGCAATCTCTGCAGCAGAAACAATTCAAGCAGGCGCTCAAGTTTTAGTAAATACAAATGGTGGAGCAGTAACAGTAACACTTCCATCATCACCAGCTTTAGGTGATCAAGTAAATTTTGTAGATCAAGGTTATGATTTTCAAACTAACGCACTAACTGTCGGTAGAGCAGGTTCTAATATAGCTAACTCAGCAGCTGATCTTGTAGTTAATACACAAGGTGCAGCTTTTGGATTAGTATATTCTGGAGATGCTACAACAGGATGGACTTACACGGAGAAATAATATGGCAGCAAAAGGAAATTGGACAATAGTATTTGAAGATAAAGCAATCATTAAAAATTATGCAGAAGGTGCTAATGAAGGTGTTGGATACAGAATTGATGATGATGCTTTTTGGAATCAATCAAAATTTTCTAATATTTGGGCTATTCAATATGGCACTACTAATACTTCTGATGAAGTAGAACATAGAGATCAAACTCCTCATTGTAGTTATGCAGATGCAGATTTAGGTGACATTAGTCAGTTTAGTAATAGATGGGACTCAGCTCACTTATCTAAATTACAATCAGATTGGGATGAAAATACTTTATCAATTGAAGACCCAGAAGGATCAGAAACTTTTAGAGACGAAACAGAATCGGAGAAAATTGCTAGACTAGGCGCAAGACCTACATCATATTCTTCGTAGGAGAAAAAATGGCAAATTACGAAGGAACAAAATACGATTACTCAGGGGCAAATCTTACCGGTATTGAAGGTATCCCTACCGCAACCATTATACCATGGTCTACTGCATCAGTACCATCAGGTTTTTTAGAATGTAATGGTCAAGCAGTTTCAAGATCAACATATTCTGCTTTATTTGCAATCGTAGGTACAACTTACGGAGCTGGAGACGGTTCATCTACTTTTGCTGTTCCAGATTTACAAGATAATATAGCATTAGGTAAATCTAACAACAAAGCTTTAGCGTCAACAGGTGGTGCTAATACTGTAGCTAAAACTGGAAATATAGGTGGTTCAACAGCCAATGCAACTTTATCAACTCCACAACTTGCTTCTCATAATCACAATTCAGGAGTATCTACGGGTCCCGGTAGATTTAGAAAACAAGATTTTGGCGCACAATATCAAGCAGCAGCTAGTAATGGTTCAGCTACACCAAATACAGGTTCTGGTGGTGGACATTCTCATAATATGAGCGCCAATTTTTCTGGGGATGCAACTTCAGTTATTCAACCTTATTTAACAATTATATACGTAATAAAAACTTAGGATAAATTATGGCAAACTACGAAGCAACAAAATATGATTTCGACGCAGCAAACCTTACAGGTATTGAAGGAATTCCTACAGCAACTATTGTGCCTTGGTCTGATTCTTCAGTTCCATCGGGTTTTTTAGAATGTAATGGTGCAGCAGTTTCAAGATCAACTTACTCAGCTTTATTTGCAATTGTTGGTACAACTTATGGCGCTGGAGATGGTTCAAGTACTTTTAATGTACCTGACTTACAAGATAATGTACCAGTTGGAAAATCAAATAACAAAGCAGTAGGATCAACAGGTGGTGCTAATACTGTAGCAGCTACTGGAAACGTAGCAGGTAGTACAGCTAACGCAAGTTTATCAACTCCTCAACTAGCTTCTCATAGTCACCCAAGAGCTTCAACTTTTGTTAGACCTCCAAATAAAAATAACAACCCTGGACAGGATAACCCAGAGTATACAGCATTCGGTAACTCAAATACTAGTTTAGGTAACGCTGGTTCAGGTGGTGCACATAGTCATAATATGAGTGCAAACTTTACTGGTGATGCTGTTTCAGTTTTACAACCTTATTTAACAATTATATACGTAATAAAAACTTAGGATAAATTATGGCAAATTATGAAGCAACAAAATATGATTTCGACGGAGCAAATCTTACTGATATTGAAGGAATTCCTACAGCGACTATCGTTCCTTGGTCTTCTTCATCTGTACCATCTGGATTTTTAGAGTGTAATGGTCAAGCAGTTTCAAGAAGTACTTATTCAGCATTATTTGCTGTTGTAGGAACAACTTATGGTGCAGGTGATGGTTCTTCTACTTTTGCTGTTCCTAACTTGTCTGACAATGTAGCAATTGGAAAATCTAATAATAAAGCTTTAGCATCAAGTGGTGGTGCAAATACCGTAACAACAACTGGAAACGTTGCGGGTAGTACAGCAAATGCAACTTTATCAACTCCACAACTTGCTTCTCATAGTCACAATAGAGGATATGCTAATACAGGTAGTGCTTTTAAACGTAATAGACCATCGGGTCACCCGTATTACGGACCTACAGCCAGTCCATCGACTTCAAGTAATACAGGTTCAGGTGGTGGTCACTCTCATAATATGAGTGCAAACTTTAGTGGGGATGCAACTTCAATTGTGCAGCCTTATCTAACTATAATGTATCTTATAAAAACTTAATTATCTTAACATCATCCAAGACGTTAAAATATATTTTTTACCGGAAAGCGGTGGATTACCTCTATGTAAATAAGGAAAGGCAGCAGGCCAAATAACTATTCTACCTTTTTTAGGTTGCACTCTTTTAGAAAAATGTAAAAATTCTGTTTCACCACCTTCTTCAACATCATTTAAGTAAATAGAAAAAACAAAAGCTCTACGTTCATTATCATGTCCTTTTCCATGTTCTATATGCCAAACATGATAACCTTCTGTAGGTAAAGTTTTTTGTATTTTTAAATCTGTAAAATAAAAAGACTCTTCATAAGCTTGGTCTGCACCTGTATTTTTTACATAATGATTCCAAGCTATATCAAAATTTAACATCATTGGTTTTAATGATTCCCACCAAACATCTATATTATTAGGTGCTGCAAAATATTGTTGATCTTGTTTATGTATTATAGATGATTTTTCAAAAGCTATTCTATTTAATGTATTATTAAATTTATTTTGATCTTCAAATAATTTAATAGCTTTATCACATTCTTCTGGTCTAATATAATTATCGTAGACGCCTATGAAGTTATTTATATTGACGGTTTTTTCAATCGCATCCATTTTAATTCCTCTTCGTGTGCTATTTTTCCTGTATTTTTAAAATACTTATCATATCGATGTTTTGTGAAATGTCCAGTTTTATCTACATAATGAAAAAAAACTTGTGCCATTCCTTCACCTTTATATATACCTGGCCTCCAGTGTTTTTGAAAAATTCCATTATACATAATACCGTCACCCTCATCTAATTCAAATTTTTTACCTTCAATTATAATAGGCCAGTCATCATTTTTTTTAATACATGCGGTAATAGATACTTCACAAGAAGGTCTATCTATGTGTTTTCTTAAAGTTCCTCCAAAAACATAATATCTCCAGTAAGCATAAGTTTGAAATAATTTTAAGTTACTTTCTTTTTCTACTAAAGGTAATTTTTCATCTAATAAAGCAGTCATTAAAGGATCGTTGTACCATGCAGGTGAAAATGGGTGTCCATCTACACCATCTAACGTAAAATCTTTATTTTGATCTAATTTATAATAACAATATTTTTGAAGAATATTTAATTCTTCTTTATTAAAAAAATTTTTAATTACTTTATTCTTTATTGTAGCCATGACACTATACTATATCTAGTTCCTTTTGTTATAGGTTGAATACTATGCGGATACATGAAATTACTTGGAAAAAATACTATTGATCCAGTGTTTAGTTTTAATCTTTTTATTTCTTTTTCTTTTTGATCTGTGAAAATTAAATCTCCACCTTTATATTCATTATTTAAATTCATAATAATACTTAAATGTCTAGGAGAATTTGTGCCATGATCAGTATGTACATTATATTTACCACCAACAGTATATCTTAATAAATCTATTTGATTAATTATAGAACTTTCCATTTGTGGAAATTTAATTTTGTAAAAACTATATAGTCTCTCTATTTCTTTTTTTATATAGTTCCAATAAAAATTGTCTGTAGGAGTTTCTGTATGTAAATGATAACCTTTTACATTTCTTATATTTTTATGTAAGCCTCCAGTGACAGTTAAATAGTTTTTTGCTTTATGATCTATAAAAGGTATAATTTTTTTTAAAAAATCTTTATCAATTATATTGTCTAATTTAACAATTGCCTCTAAATGATCCATAATTTTATTAACAAACTTCTTCAGTGTTGAAAGATATTATTAATCTCTCCTCGTCTTTTTTCAATGTTTTAACTTCATGAGGAATCATTGAAGGAAATAATAATAATGTATTAGCTTTAAATTTATGATCATATAGCTCAAGCTTTTTACTGTAGAAAAAAGTTGAGCTAGGATTGTTTCCTTTTATATAAATAATTCCAGAATATATAGAAGATTCATGAATGTGAATAGAGTGACCATGATCTGTATTATATAACTGAGCCCAATTGTTATCCAGCAACAATTTATGTTGATCTAAAATATCAGTGATTTGTTTTTTTAAATTTTTTAATATAGGAAAATTTAAAATGTTAAATGTGGTAAAAGTAGTTTTACACTCTGAGATTTCTTTGGACCCATATGCATCTAAATTTTTTACCATCATTAAAATTTGATTTACTTCTTCGTCGGTAATTTTTAATATATATTCATAGAATAGATTTTCATGAGCAAATGGATCAAACTTTATCATATTATATTGATACTTTCATTTTCTTTATTTATAAGATATAAAGCACTATATGCTACAAAAATTAAATTTCAAGCCTGGTTTTAACAAGATGGTCACAGATTCAGGAGGAGAATCTCAGTGGGTTGATGGTGATTTTGTTAGATTTAGATATGGATTACCTGAAAAAATAGGTGGTTGGAATCAATTATCTATTGCAGGTGAAACCTTACCTGGAGTAGCACGTGCTCAACATACTTGGACATCTTTAGCTGGTGAAAGATATGCAGCTATTGGAACTTCACAAGGTTTATTTTTATATTACGGAGAACAGTTTTTTGACATTACACCATTAGATGCGGCTATAACAGGATGTACATTAACTACAGTTAATGGTTCAAATGTTTTACAAGTTAATAAGGGATCACATGGATTAGAAGTTGGAAGATATATAACATTATCTGGAGTAACAGTTACAGGTGATTCAGATTATACAGCAGCAGAATTAGAAGTAGCTTATGAAATTTTAACAGTTGCAACTGCAGATAAATTTACAGTTCAAGCGGTAAGAAATGAAGGAGGATCTGGTATGACTGCAGCAGGAGCTGCAACAGTTAATCCTTATGTACAAGTTGGACCAGTCTTTCAAACACTTGGTTATGGTTGGAGTACTTCTACATGGAACACTTCTACTTGGGGAACAGAAAGAGATACAAGTTCTGTGACTCTGGATCCAGGAAACTGGAGTCTTGATAACTATGGTCAAGTTCTTGTTGCAACAATTAGAGATGGTAAAACATTTACTTGGAATGCAGGTGCAGCAAACGCAAGAACAATTAGAGCATCTACAAGTACTTCTGGTGCATCAACTTCAAATAATCCAACAACGTCAAGACTAACTCAAGTTTCAGATAGAGACAGGCATTTATTTCATTTTGGAACTGAAACAACAATTGGTAATTCATTAACTCAGGATCCAATGTTTATAAGATTTTCTAATCAAGAAGATTTAAATGATTATGCACCTACCGCTATTAATACTGCAGGTACATTTAGATTAGATAAAGGTAATAGAATAGTTGGAGCAGTATCAGGTAAAGATTATACTTTAGTTTTAACAGATAGTGCTGCTTACGTAATTCAATTTGTTGGCCCACCTTTTACATTTAGTATTAGACAAATTGGTTCTAACTGTGGATTAATTTCACAACACGCATTAACTTATTCTGATGGTAAAGTATTTTGGATGTCAGGAGAAGGTGGATTTTTTGTATTTGATGGTACAGTAAAATCTTTACCTTGTTTAGTTGAAGACTTTGTATTTAATACAAATGGCGATAATTTAGGTATAAATTTTAATGCAACAGAAACAATTTATGCAGAACACAATACACTCTATGGTGAAGTAAACTGGTTTTATCCAAAATCTGGCTCAACACAAATTGATAGATGTGTTACATATAATTATGGAGAAAATGTTTGGACAACTTCATCACTAGCTAGAACTACATATGTTGACACTGGAGTTTTTGATGTACCTTATGCAACAGAATATAACTCTACATCTTTACCTGTGTTTTCAGATATTTTAGGTATTACAAATACATATGGAGCAACTACATACTATGCTCATGAAGTTGGAACAGATCAAGTTAATAGCTCAGGTACAACAGCTATTCCTGCATTTATTCAATCTGGAGATTTTGATATTACACAAGTTAGAACTAGACAAGGTCAAGCAACAGGTGCTGTTGACTATAGAGGAGATGGAGAGTTTTTTATGTCAGTAAAAAGATTTATACCTGACTTTAAAATTCTTACAGGTAATTCAAAAATTACATTATTATTAAATGACTATCCAAATAATACTGCATCTAGCTCACCTCTTGGCCCATTTACAATTACGTCTTCTACTGATAAAATAGACACTAGAGCAAGAGGAAGACTCGTAGCATTGAAAATAGAAAATGATAGCACTGGTGAGACTTGGAGATATGGAACTCTAAGACTTGATGCACAACCAGATGGAAGAAGATAATGGCAAAAGTAGTAGTTAGTATACCAGAACCTCAACAAGAATATGATGTATCTAATCAAAGACAAATTTTAGAAGCTCTTGACACTTTAAAAAATCAACTTAA